GCAAACGGCCGATTTCACGATGGAAATCGGCCGCTTCTCTTCTGGCTCCCCGGGCCGGACTCGAACCAGCGACAGGGTGGTTAACAGCCACCTGCTCTACCAACTGAGCTACCGGGGAAAAGAAGTGTTCTTTTAAGTTTTTATTTTTGCGTTCTTTTTTGCTAGTTTTGCGCTACAAAATGGGGCTAAGTCGGGCTTGAAATCTGTGTAGCGATGACGAGAAGAACTTATACACGGGGGCTGTTTTGGTGTCAAGGATTTTTCTTGCCAGTTATCAGGTCCGCCCGGACAACCCCACCAGCCAGTAATGGTTTCTCTCCAGGCGTTGAGCTGGCCGTGATAACTCAGCGGCCCGAGGTTCAGGCGGGGCTCAAGCTGCAAACGGCAGCGGGCTACCCGGTCGCCGATTGAGGTGAGAGTCACGACGACTGCCAACGCCCTCCATAGTTGCCTCACATTCCCAGCTCCCTTCTCTGTTGGCGCCCCCATTCACGTACGCTCTCCACATACGCCTGGTAGTCGGAGAGCTCCTGTTCTTCTTCCGGGGGCATAGCGTAGGTTCCCAGGGCCGTGCCGACGCCGATGCGGGCCAGAAAGATCTCATCGTCGGGGCTGTACCTCTGACGTATCTGCTCCTCCATCCGTTTGTAGATGAGGCGGCACTGGGGGCTTTTGGTTTTGATCCGCTCGCGCAGCTCCGGCGTCAGCAGGGCCGGCTCCACGGTGATCTGCTCCGGCTGGGGCGGCAGCGCGTCAGGGCCGGAGATGTAGGTCAGGCCGTCCAGGGTGCACAGCTCGACGATCGGGGCCTCTTCGGTGCCCTGGGCCTGGTAGGTCGTATAGGCGTCGGATTTTTTTTGGTAGACGTAAATTTTCATGGGGAACCTCCTTGAGTTGAGACATCATGTAGGCCAGCGAGGCTGTGCCCTTGGCGTGCCCGAGGATCGAGACGGTCGCCTGGTCGTCACCGCGCAGGATGGCTTTTCTGAATTTGTACAGGCTGTGTTTTCGGATGAGGCGGCGGTGGCGCCATGTGCGGTACCCGACGAAGTTGACGCCGCGGCTGATCCGGGTGACCGACGTGCGCGAGAACTCAAGGCGCAGGTTGTCCGCGAGAAATTCCCCGATCCGCGCTCTCAGTGCGAGGGCCTCGGGGCGGGTCAGTCCGACGAGGACCAGGTCATCGACGTATCGGACGTAGTGCTGAATCTTCAGATCGCGCTTAATGTAGTGATCGAGCGGATTAAGGTAGATCAGTGCGTAGAGCTGACTGAGCAGGTTGCCGATGGGGATGCCGACGGGGTCGGGATGGTCGGCAAAGCGCATCATCAGATTGACCAGGCGGTGATCCTTGATCTTTCTCTCGACCAGCACCCGCAGAATGCTGCGGTCGATGCGGTAGAAAAACTTGCGGATGTCGAGCTTGAGGGCGTATTCCTGCGGATCGCAGGCCTTCAGGCACGCCTGCAGGTGATGGCTGGCCTTGTGGGTGCCGTACCCCGGGCGGCAGGCGAAGGATTCGGCCACGAAGCAGCGGTCGAAAAGAGGGTAGACCATCCGGTAGATGGCATGCTGGGCGACGCGGTCGCGAAAGGCCGGGGCGTAGATCAGGCGCGGCTTCGGCTCGTGCACCCAGAAGGTGTGATAGGGGCGCGGCTGGTAGGTGCCGGCGTGGATCTCCCAGTAAAGGGATTCGAGCTGCGCGCCTAGGTTCGTCTCGAATTCGAAGGTGGCCCTCTTCTTGCGCTTGCCCCGGCGGGCGTCCAGATAGGCCTGGAAGAGATTCTTCCGGGTGAAGATCGCGTCAAAGAGCTCTCCGTGTCGCTTCATGGGTGCGCTCCCGGTCTTCGGCGTCTGCCTACCAAAAGGGAGCTGATGGTCGATTTCGCGTAACGCTGGACGGCGCATCCCTGTCTTTTCCACTGCGCTCGGTCTGAGCCATGAGGCGAAAAAGAGAGTCGGACCGGAACCCCACATTGTTGTTCGAGTTCGTCCGGTTGTTGTTCAGGTTCAGACCCCACACGCCCGCATTGGAGCCATTGTTCCAATTCAGGGACGCAATCAGGCACATGTTGAGGCACCGCCCAAGGGTTTACCATCGTTTTTCTTCCTTCATTTTGACGATCCACCCGCCGATCATCCGCCCCAGCTCGTCGCAAAGGTCGGTGATGACGGTGAAACGATGCCGCTCGAGGCTTACGGCATCGTCCCCTTTTCGTCCGTCCTTGAACCGGAAGTATCCCAGTTCAAAGGCGAGATAGAGCTGCATCCGCAGCCGCTCGTGGGCGATGTCCAGGTTCGAGAGGGTCGTCTTCTTGTGATAGCGCTTCTGCCCCTCGGTCACCAGGTCCCAGACCTCGTAGGCCGTGTTGCGGATGCGCCCCGCCAGGGCGTACTTCTCCGCCTTGGGAAAGTGGTTCAAGTAAATGTTCAGCAGCTTGAGAAACTCGCAGAGCTTGCGGTTCAGCTGCGCTTCGGCATGGAGATTACTCATCAGTCCCGGCCCTCGCTACCGCTCAGGCCCCAGGGTAACAGGCGGACCGGAACCCCACAAAGTAGTACGAGTTCGCCCGGTAGGAGTTCAGGGACAGACCCCACACGCCCGCAGCGGAGCCATTGTTCCAAGTCAGGGACGCAATCAGGCACAGTTCATTTCGAATGAATTGATAGTGATAATCGTTGCCAAATAGGGTCGTGCCACCTTGGGAGAGGGCGGCCCCTGCGGCGGGCAGCCCCAGCCCGGTGAGGGTCCAACCGTCTCCCGAGGTGGCCGGGTCGAGGACGGCCTGCGCGGCGTTGCCCCATCGCTGCAAAAAGTAGTTGTTGGGGTAGTCGGTGCGCAGCTGGGGGGCGAAGGGCTCCATCATCGCCGCGCATCCGGTCGCGCCCCAGTGGTCGGTGGCGAGGGAGTTGCCGGAGGTGAAGTCGCGCATCCGGGTGGCCTGCTGGGCGGCGTAGAAGGTGCCCACAGTGGCGGTGCCCCCCGAGGTGTAGGCGGCAAAAGACAGAGAATCTACACCGTCGAGGCTGAAGGTAGCGGCGTCGATGACGGTGGCGGTAAAGACCCTGTCGTTGACCTCGGTCATGCCGCCGACGCCTGCGATCTGCACTGGGTCGCCGGTGGAGAGGCCATGGCCTGCGCAGGTGACGGCGGCGGGGTTGGCCTTGGTGATGGCGGTGATGCTCTTGCTGTTCGCCGCACAGGTGATGCCGGTCTGGATCTCGTACATCAGGCCGTTGACATCGGCGACGCCGCAGGCCTGCCCGTTGTGGGTTGTTTTGGCAAGAGGGGTTCCGCTGCCCGTCTTGGCGCTGGCGCTGTAGCCGTCGGAGACGTAGGCGACCTCGGCGTCATTGACGTCGCCCAGGGCGTTGTTGTTGCACCCCTTGGGGAAGTTGGCGCTCGGATTGTACCAAGCGCAGTAGGTGGTAGAGGTCGCCGCCTGCCCGTGAGCGAGGGAGAGCAGGGCCAGCGCCGCCCACTGAAAGCGGCTGGCGCAGAAGAAGCGACTCTCGGTGTTGATCGCCCCATCCACGCCGTCGCGGGCTTTGGCGGCGTTGAGCGCCTGATAATAGTTGTTGCTGTCGCAGGCGGTCAGTTCGGCGATTGGGTTGTGGGCGCCATGGGTGGAGATCGGCAGCCCGCCCTGGATGGAGGAGGCGATAAAGCCCGCGCCCCAGGCGTTTTTGCTCGCCATGTACTTGTCAATAAAGAAGCCGTCCTTGATCTCTCCGCCGTCGATAAAGGCCCGGTGTAGGGCGTAGCCAGCGGCGGCGGCTTCGGCGGGCGTGGCAAAGTCTTTGACGCCCTTGACACCGACGACATTGACATTAAGGCCATTAGTGCCGGTACCGATCTTGTAGTAAAACTTGGGCACCCAACACATGATGGAGCCGTCGCGGTATTGATAGTTGCCGTAGTTCGGACTGATTGGGTCCGTAGAGCCGGGCAACCACATCATCCCGTCGAAGAGCGCGCCCGAGGGGGCGATGCCCACTCCGAACCCAGGGCCTCCGGGAGTGCCAATCAAATTTGTGACGCCTCTTTTTTCGTATTGCGGGTGTGGGTCGGCGTCGTCGGCTGTGTGGGTATCGATGGCTGTGCGCAGATTTTCCAGGTTTTGGTCCATCTCCTCCCAGGTGAGTTCTTCAGTTTTGTCTGCTCTTTTTATGATGGTTGTGGCCATGATTTTTGCTCCTATGTAATGACGGTGATGTCGATGCTGTCGCAGGCGTGTTCTGAGCCTGGGGTGATGGCGGCCTCCATGACCGTGCCGACCTGGTTTGAGAGGGCGGCGATCTGGACGCGGTCGCCGAATTCGAGTTCGGCGTGGTCGAGGTAGAGGGTCATGGTATAGAGCCAGCGGCGCTGGGCATACCAGGCGAGATAGAAATCACGCAGCTGGTCTGCGTGGGCGGCATTTGCGACGAACTGGCAGCGGAACGCTTCGGGCTTTTCGCGGCTGCCGTGGATTGCGATGCTCGCCGGGTCGGTGGCGTGGCTGATGGCCTGGTAGGCGCTTTCGTCAATGGTGCGGCGGCTGTAGTCGAGGTCGTATTGCAGGTTGATGGTGTTGACCAGATCCTGCAGGGCGGTTTTGCGCATGGAGATGCGGCGGCGGCCGGCGTCGGAGACGGCAACGGCGCTGATGGTTTTTTGCGGGGTTGGGTTGAGCTGGCGCAGGATGAGGTAGGCTGAGGCCCCCTTCATTTTAAACCAGCACTGGCACTGGAATGCGATGTCGTTTAGCCAGTCGATTGCGCGACGGTATGTGGTGATAGCACCGTGGATCTGGTAGTCCGACGGGATAGACCCAGACGTCCAGGCATAGATGGTGTGCCCGGTGCGGGAGATGATGTCGTTTGCTACGGGCTGCGGGTAATACGTGCCGCGGTAGCAGTCGCAGAGAATGTCGTCTGCCACCAGGGTGTTTGCGGTGCTGTTGCCGGTGAGAGTAACGGTGCCGGACTTGTACGCCGATCCGGATTTATAGGCGCTGCCGGACTTGTCGACGGTTCCGGCGCGATCGACGGTTCCTGTTTTATTTGCCGATCCGGATTTTGTTGCGGAGCCTATCTTGTCAGCCGTCCCGGTCTTATAAGCGGAACCAGATTTGTAGGCGTTCCCTGATTTTCCAATGGTGCCTGATTTAGACACAATACCAGAAACGCTTGGAGGTGTCGGGTCATACTCGACCTCATACCAGATCTCTTTCGGGTTTGCCTGTCCGCTGGCCGCGATCGACATGTATGTGCCTGCCGCTGTTAACTCTGACCACGAGCTGATCGTCTTCCATCCGCTCACGCCAGAGCTTCCCGCAGGAACGGTTGTTGTGGTGCTTGCGCTGCCGCCTACGTACATGCGCAGTGTCATCGACGTCGTTGCGCCATCCCCCATCTTCAGCCCAGCTCGCACGCGGATTGGGGCTCCTGGCATGGCCTGCGGCATGGTCCTGCGGAATCGTGTCGTTGTTGACGTGCCCGCGTCGGTGAGCTCCCCCGTACCGAAATTACCGTCAATAACTGCATCACCGGTTGACGGTGAAACAAAATTTGTGGGGTCAAGACATTCATCCGGCGAGACAGATAGTATCTGCGTTGTTTGAACATGCCCGTGCGTTCCGTCACTGACGCTGATACCGTCAGAAACCGAGATATTGTCCGCAACGCCGATTCCATCAACAACGCCGATACCATCGGCAACATCAATCGTATCATTAACCACGATCGTGTCACTCACCCCGATAGTATCGCTGATGGTGATGCCATCAACAACGCCAATATTGTCGATCACGCTGATCGCGTCCTCAACGCCGATGCCATCTTCGATCATCAGGTCGATGGCCTGCTGCACGGTGATTTTTCCGGGCACGGTGACCATGGCCACGCCAGGGTAATCCGGGTGTTGCCCGCCGACCTGGCCGGCAGCGACCAGGGCCACGGTGCCGGAACCGAGGTAGCGTTGAGCGACAGAGGTGATGTTGAGCACAGCCTGACCGACCCGCCCGTAAACGGCGGGGATCGCGTCAAGTGCCTCGTCGCTGACGAGATAGCCGTAATAGCCGAGCTTTTGCCATGCGACGGCACCGCGCATGTGGGGTGCGCTGGGCACGCCGCGGGTGACCGTGAGCGTATCGCCCGAAATGGCGGTGATGGTCATCTCTTCATCGTCGATGACAAGGGCGTCTCCGATCGATAGGCCCTCTGCGCTGGTGACGGTGATTGATGTCGCTGAGGCATTTACAGAGGTTCCGAGCGAGGTGGTCACCCCGGCATGGACCGCCAGGCTGCGCAGCCGCTTGACGTTGCCGAAAATGATCGGGGCGACCTGACCGACATCGTCCGGGTCGCACAGGGGATAATCCTCCCTTGTGACCCGGGTGCCGATGTACTGGTCGAGCCGGGTCGAGACATCCTCGATTGTCAGCTCGATGGTGTGCTCGTCCGGCAGGTGTGCATCCACGACGTAGCCGATAAACATGCGCTGCGGCGGATCGGTGGCGGAATCAAGATCGCGAAACCACAGATAAAGCCTGGCGGGTTCCTGCTCGATCTCGTTCTCGATAAGACTAGTGAACAGTTGCCGGTCTTCGTCGACATTGAGCGTGATCTGGATGTCTGAGACGCGGATCTCGTCCATCGTGCCTGCAATGCCCTCGTGCAGCCGCCCCCATCTCGCGACAAGCGGCTTGACGGGCAGGGGTTGCCCCTCGACCTGGATGTTGCCGAGATCGACATCGGAGACAGCCCACATCTGTCCGCCGAGGGCAAACGTGAGTATCCAGACGGGCTGTGCCCCGGACAGGATGTTTTTGCGATCGGCTATGGCGGCTGGGAAATTCCTCACGCGATCTGCTCCTCGAGGTCGAAACTTACGGCGTAGCGGTCGGGGCCTGCCTGGTGATAGTCAATGCGGTCCACGGCAAAACGGACTGTGCGCTGGGTTGTGCCGTCATCCCATGTCAGGCTGTTTTTGCGGCCTGCTGCTGGGCCGAGGTAAAAGCTCACCAGGGCGTCGACCTCCGCCTGCGTGACGCGGTGCAGGACGATGTTGTGCAGGTAATGGGCGGCGGGGCGCTTGTCATAGACCACGCGGCGGCCGTCGCTGTAGCGCCCGAGGGGCTGTGCAAGGCCTGCGCTTAAGCCCCCGGGGCGCTGGCGGGGCGCGGTGATGGTGAGGCTTTCGGTGGCTGTGGAGAGTGTCATCATGGCTCGACCAGGATTTCGATTGTGACATCAAAGCGATCGGGCGTGCGCTCTGTGATGGTCGGCAGCTGCCCGGAGGCGAAGCGCCCGTGGTACTCGGTGCCGTTGAGACGGACGTAAAAGGCATGCGACATGCCGCGCGCCACGCGTTGCCACCAATCGATGAGGGCGCCTTTGTTGCTTGCGGAGAGCCTGGGCCAACGCAAGGCGATGCGCTGATCATCCGCGATGACATCGCCGAATGTGCGATGGCCGGCGGGGGTGACGAGCTGCGCCTGAATGGGCTGCACGTTGCGGCGCGGCCTCTCCGGGGCGGCTGCGAACCAGAGCATTTCGTCCGGCGAACGAAATAAAAAGCCCGGGAAAAATATCGTGATGGGCGCATCGCCACCGGCGACAGCACCGCCGGATGCGGAAATTGCGCGGCCACGCGATGCGGGCGCATCGCCACCGGCGACAGCACCGCCGGATGCGGAAATTGCGCGGCCACGCGATGCGGGCGCATCGCCACCGGCGACCGCGCCCCCGCTTGAGGGCACGACAGCATCGCGCATGATCCACGGCAGATAGCCGTCATAATGCCCAGCGACGGCCCCGCCGCTGACGGCAACGGTTAAATCGTAGGCGCTTTGCCGCTCCACATAGCCGTCGCGCACATATCCAAACGCCACATACACGGATTACCGCCTGCAGGAAACGATGATAACGCCGTCGGGGTGTTCGTTTTCGTCGTCCAGGTTGATCTCGTTGATCACGGGCGACAGGGCTTTGAGAATTTTCTTTCGGTCTGCGCACTCGGTTTTGGTCGAGCACGACTGGCAGCGGTTCATGTCAACGGTCCACATAGTTTTTTTACTCCTTATCCTTAACTTGGGGTGCCTTTGCTGAGCTGGATCTCCGGGGTGACCCGCATGGTATCGCCCAGCACGGCAGGGGTGAAAGCAGCCGGAGCGCGCTCTGCCCAGAGCAGGGTGCCGGCGGAATCTGTGACGAAATAACCGTAGATGGTGGCGGCGAGGGCGATGGGCCCGGTAAACTCGAAGACCTGCTGGGCGAAAGCTGCTGACACGATGCCTGCGTTATTAACAACCGACCAATTTCCGGTGAGGAGTGGCTTGGCCGCGTATCCGCCGCCGGAGGCTTCGCTGTAGGTGGCGGCGGTGTCAGTATCCTGCGGGATATAGTCGTTGATGTAGAGGTGCAGGGTCAGATCCTGGCCACCAACCGGGAAGTCGTTATTAAGGGCGCGGCGCAGAATCTCACCGGCACCGAGGTCTGAAAGGATGAGTGACATGATGTGCGATCCTCCTGTTTAAGTGGTGCGGTAGCGTTGGCCGAGGGCTTGCAGCTCTGGCATGATGAGGCGCGCAATTTCGCGTGCGCTTTGTTCGATGCCGCCGCGGGAGCCGGTGGCGTCAATCTGGATAACCGGGGCGATGGTGACATCCCCGCGCTGGCTGTCGCTGCGGGCGGCGCTGCGGTTGCGGACCTCTTCGCCGCGGTGCAGGCGGTAGTAGCCGGTTGCGGGCACGTAGCTGGTGCCGACAGCAAAGCCGGGGGAGTAGCTGCCGAATGGGGCGGTGAGGTCTTGCGGGCTGTGGGCACCTTGCATGGTGCCGCCGGTGCTTTGCCCGCCCATTTGCTGCAGCCGCTGCGCTGCGGCGTCGTTGCCGGTAAAGGCCCATTCGAAAAAGCCGATCTGGTCATTCTGATAAGCCTTGTACCAGGCAGCGGTGGTGTTGACCTGGCTCATGAGCTTGCCAAGCTGTTCCGCCGTCCAGGCGAGTGCCCCGCCGATATTTTTGACAAACTCGGTGATGGTGTCGCGGTTGTTGTTCATCCAGTTAGACAGATCTTTCATTGATTGCATGACGGTGGGGGCCAGCTCTTGCCCGAGCTCGATCAGCACTTTGCCGAGGGTGTTGTCAAAGGTTTGCTTGACGGCTTCGAAGGTGCCGGCCCAGTCGTCGAACGCGCGCTGGGTGGAACCTGCGCTTCGTTCCATGGCCTGCAGGCTTTGGTTGTAGCCGTTGAATTGGTCGGTGAGCAGTGGCCCCAGGCCGGTGAGGGCTTCGCTTGATTCGAACAGCTTGCTGATGCTGATGCCGGTGTCGGCTGCGTACTGGTCGAGCTCGAGCAGGACGGTGGCCAAGCCTTTTTGCTCGACTGCGGCGGTGCCTGAGGTATAGCCGAGGTCGGCCATGGCCTCTTCCATGTTTTTGGTGGGCTTGATGAGCCCGCGCAGGATGGCGCTGTATTGCGTTGCGGCCTGGCTGGTGGAGCCTGCGGTCTGAGTGAGCTGCGCCATAGCGGCGCCCATTTCGCGCTGATTGACGCCGGCCTGGTGGCTGAGCGATGCGATGTTGCCGATGATGGGCACCAGTTCTGCGACGGTGGTTTGCCCTTTGGCCTCGATCGCAAAGAGCAGGTCGGAGGCTTCGGCGGCGCTTTCGATCTCTCCGGAGAAACCGGCCATGAGCTTGGTCATAGCCTTGATGGTTTCGCTCTGGTCGACATGGGCGGCCTTGGCTGCCTTGGCGGCGGTGGTGAGCAACTCCATGGCTTCGGCGGGGTCGGTGACGCCGGAGCTGATGGTTTGATAGTAGCCGCGCACCAGCTCGGTGGCGCTGCCGAGTTCGGGCGGTAGATCCATGATCTTTTTGCGCACGTCTTCGAGGCTTTCGCTGGTGACTTTGCCGAGGTCGGTGAGGCTGGTTTCAAACTGGGTGAATTCATCGAGGGATCGGCGCGCCAGGCGATAGCCGGCATACCCGGCAGCGGCAGCGGCGGCGGTGATTTTGACCCAGTTGGCGCGGAATTTTTCGGCGAGGGTGATGCGCTCGCCGTACTGGTCTTTGTCGATCTCTTTGAGGCGGCGGGAGAGTCCCTGTTCGGCGCGAATCAGCTCGTCGGCGGTGGCGGTGCCGCTGTTTTTAATGCGGTCGTAAGCCTGGGTTGCGGCCTTGCGCTTGTTGTCGAAGGCGGTGCTGGACTGGGTGCCGAGGGTGGAGAAATCGCGCTCAAGCCGGTTGCTGACATCGTGCCCGGTGCGCTGCAGCTCGCGCAGGGCGGCTTCGGCGCGGCGGATGTTGCCGCCGATCATGAGTTTGATGTCTCTAGCCATCGGGCTCCTCGCTTTGCTGCCCCTTGGGGGGCGGGTTGATCTCGTTTATGATCTGCTCGGCTGCGGCGAGCAGTTTTAAATCTTCGAGCGTGACGCCGTAGAGCCTGCACACGGTGCCGGGGTCGACCAGCTCGCGCAGGCTTAAGAGCAGCCCGCGCAGTTCGATGATGTTTTTGCCCGCCGGGGTGAGCGGCGGCACCAGGCAACCCATGCCTGCCTGGCAGTTGGGGGTGATGTCATCCACCTCCTGCGCTTCGGCGCAGGCCTGGCAGTTTACGCCGGGGTAGTCGTTGCGGGCGCGGAGGTGGATTGCAAGTTTTTTTCGGCGGCCTCGCGTTCGGCTGCGAGCATGCGCTCGAGCGAGAGCGGCGTATTCATGACCAGCAGCCTGAATTCGGTGCATTCGCGCATGAGGTAGTCGATATTCTCGGGCGTGCAGGGGTAATCCTCGTCGCCCTCTTTGATGCCTGCCCAATCGACAACGACGGCGCGGCCGAGTTCGGCGCGGAATCTTTCGTCATCGACTTCTTCGATGCGCTGATGCGTTTTTGGGTCAAAGCGGTGCGTGGCGCATTTGCGCCGGAGCGCTTCGAACTGGCTCTGGCTGATGTGGTTGCAGAGCACTTCGACATCGTCAAAGAGCGGCAGCCAGACCTTGAGGTCTTTTGATTTGAGGCGTGAAATATCCATCAGAGTTCCTTCTTTACAGCTTGTGCCGCAGCGATCCAGCCAGCCTGAACAGCAGCGGGCGTGTCGTAAAACTTTGGCAGGCTGTCTCCAGTGACAGCGCTTTTACCTCCAGTGGACTTGCAATACGCTTCGTATGCCTTGCGCCCCAAAAAACTCTCTTCGTTTTCCATCGTTTATTCCTTTCAGTCTTTAATCATTCATCGTTTACGCGAGCGGGTCGCTGTTGCGCTGGTTGGTGCCGAAGATCTCGAAAGGCGCTGTGCAGGTCATGCCTGCGGGTGCTGCGGGCGTGCCGTGCACTGTCATTTCGACGGGCTCGGAGATGATGCCCTGTTCGTCAGTGATATCAACGGTGCGCATCTGCAGATGCGGGAAGCGCAGGCCGAACACGCGGGGTACGCCTGCTGCGATTTCGGCGCCGGTGAATGTGATATCCATTTTTTTGCGGGTGTCGCTGCCCAGCTCCTCAAGGCGGGTTTTGCCCAGGTGCTTGGGGAAAGACAGGCGCAGGTTAACTTCGGGCGTGCCGTCGTTGACGGGCTCGTCGATCAAATCTTGTGAGTTTGCGCCGCCGGTGGTGTAGGTGCCGTAGGTGCCGGTGAGGTTGCGGGTGGCGGTGAGCTCAAACGAGCTTGGGCCGATTTTGTCTGATGCGGAGAGGGCCAGGCCAACCTGGTCGTTCATGCGGAACACGCCCTGGGCAAACTGGATGCGGTGGCGGGTTTCAGCGATGGTAACGCTCTCGAACGTGGTGAGAGTGTTGGTGCCGTCCTGCACGACGTTGTCACCGATGCACTGGGCGACGAGCTGCAGGGGCTGGCCTTGTTCGCCACGAATGGTGATGCCGCTTACTTTGAGGCTTGGCACCTCGGATACGTAGTTTTTATACCAGCGCGCGAAAGTCGCAAAGAGGCCGTCGGTGTTGTCGGCCAGCTCGTAGAGATAGTCGTAGGCTAGGCTGGTGCCGACCTGTGTGGGTGCGCCTGCGATGCCGCAGAAAAGAGCGAGCAGCAGGTCGCAGCCGTCGTAGCGCAGGTACTGGGGCAGATCGCCGCCGACGACAACGGCGCCGGGGGTACCGTCTTGGCTCCAGAACAGGCCGAGGCTGCCATCAACCTGGTTGTCGGCGGTGCGGTTGATGCCTGCGGGCAGGCTTAAAAAACCGTCTCCAGCGCCGCAGGCGACGGCGGTGCCCCAGGTGGTAGCTTTTTTGAGGGCGTATTTGAGTTCGATTCCGGCGACTCCGGCCATTGATTAATCTCCTTTACTTCTTGATGATGCTACGTTTATCGACTGAGCGGGCACCTGTGTAACCAAGATATCCTGCGCCAAATAGCCACCAGAGCTCTTCCGGTAACGCGGCCAGCCAGGCTTGCATTCCCTCTGCGATCGATACGGCGATATCCGGCTGGGCGGCGTGCAAAATGCCCATGGGAATTGAGGCCAGAACCATGAAATACATGCAGTAAAGAAAAGATGGGCGCGCGCGGCTCGTCCAGGGGTCTGCGCTTTTGGCCTCCTGCAAAATGGCGCTCATGCGGATCTCGAGCTCTTTTAGTTCGCCATCCTGCTGCATGCGCATCAGCTCTGCTTTGGCCCGGGCGGCTTCGGCCGGGTCGGGAAAGAGCTTGTCGATGAGCTTGCCGCCGATGCCTGCGACGGCTGAGCCGATGCCGGTCAAATCCATCACGATACTCCGTTGAGCAGGTAGTGGACGTTGTGCAGCTTGGCGATCAGCTCGCGTTTTGGGAAATAGCGTCCTGGGCATGTTTTCTCGGAAAAATCGCTATGGAACCGCACTTGCTCAGGCTTGAATGCGTATGCGATCATGAGCCCCAGGACAAGCCTGAACAGCACCTGCATGGCTTCGTCTGCCGGGGCCTGCTCGTCAAAGTCGCCGACGAGGCAGATACCGATGGTGTCGTTGTGGCCTGCGGTGTGTGCGCCAGGCTCGCTCAAGGGGCGACCGCCGAGGATTTGATACTGGTCGCCGATGCGCTCAACGCCGAAGTGATAGCCGATATCGCGCCAGCCATTGGTATGAATGTGGTAATCGCGGATAGCGGACCAGCTTTTGCTGGCGCTGTCGCGTGTGGCGCTGTGGTGAATGATAATGCCTTCGTACATACCGTTTACCTCGTCAGGCTGATCAGCGCGGCGACGGCGCTGATGATAGAGCAGACCACGGGGATGGCGACAACGACTTTTAGCCCGCCCTGGATGCGGTCCTGCCATTCTTTGAGATTGCCGATCGCGCGGTCGAGCGATGTGATGCGCTCATCTTCGAGGGTACGCACGCGCTTAAACACGACATCTTGCGCTTTTTCGAGATGCTGAATGCGGGTTCGGTGCTCACGATCTTCGACCAGGGTTGCGCGCATCTCGTGCATAACGCCGCGCAACTCTGTCACCAGGTCGCTGATGCTGGTCTTGATCTCCTTTATGGTTTCCTCCTGGGTGCAGGGCTGCACTAAAAGTCTCCGTAAAGCGTGGTGTAGGTGATTGTGAGGTCGACCTCTACGACCCCGAGATAGCCGCCCTGCCCGCCGCGCTCTGCCCGGGCGCTGCTTGAGACGCTTTCGATTCCGTCGCAGAGCCCGCCGAAAAAAGGATCTTTGTGCAGGGCGATGACCAGATCGTGCCGCAGGTCGTGCGCTGCGGCGGCGGTGGCGTCGTCATCGATGTACGCCTCGATCTGGACCGGCAGGCGGTGCGACTGCTCGCCCAGGCTGGGGGGCGGGTCGCCGTCGACGCTGCTGTTGACATCGCCCGGGTCATAGATAATGCAGGGCTTGGTGGGCGGCTCGCTCTGGTATTCGACCCCGCGCCACACGCGCTGCCCGGCATCGGTGCGGTAGCCGTTGGCCAGGGTGATGCCGGAGAGGGCGCTTTCGATGGCTGTGATCAGGTCGGAATAGCTCATTGCTGCACCAGCCCTACGATGCTAAAGCCGCTGTTGCGCGGCTCGGGGTGACCGTACATGCGATACCACTGGCCCTTGATGACAAAGTCGTCGCTGCGCTGGAGGCCTTCGAGCGCAGAGGTTTTGACCTTGATGCTGGGCAGCACAAGGATTTCGCCTGACTGCCCGATGAATTCGGTGTTGCGGCGGAAGATGCCGCGGATCGGGTCGAGGGGCACGCCGGAGCGCTGCACCTGGACGTCGATGCCGAATTCGGCCATGAAGGCGTCAAGGTCTTTGTCATCAAAGGCGGGCATGGGTTATTTCTGCGCCTTTTCGCGCTCGGCGTCTTCTTTGGCCTTGCGCTCGGCTGCTTCTTTGACCCGGGCGGCCTTGAGCTTGGGATCGCAGGGCACGGCTTTTCCGGAGGCGACAAGGTAGCGGGCGTCTTCGGCGCTCAAGTCGCGGCCGGTGATGAGCACATCGCCGGGGCGGGCGACGTAGGAGCCGCCGGAGCTTTGGGCAATGGTGGTGCCGCGCTTGATATCGACGGCGTCGATGGTGGTCTTTTTTTCTGCCATGGCTTAGGTTCTCCTCTGCTTATAGGAGCCGGGCGGGCCTACCCCGCCCGGCGATGAGGTTAAGGGTTGACTGATCAGCCGGTCAGGGCGTCTTTCATGGCGGCGAAAGACTCGGCCCTCCTGACGGCGACATCGGCCATCATGAAGCTGGTCAGCTCGATCAGCCCCTGCTTTTTGAGGGTGTAGGGGTCGGCAATGATTTCGATGACGCCCCATTCGCCGATCATCAGATCATTCCAGTTGCCGTAGATGATGGCAGAGGCGACGCCGATGCTGGTGCCTTTGTCGAGGTTGCTGGGCACCTGGTTGGATGCGGCGGCGCGGTAGCCGTTCATTTCACCGAAGCCGTTCGCGCCTTTTTCCCAAATAAACTGGGCCGTTCCGGTGGCCTTTTCGGTGGTTTTGAGGGTGCCGCGCACTTTTGCGTTGGTCAGGTACGCGAGGTTGCCGATATCGGCGTTGTCAACGGCTACGGCGGTTTCGAGCCCGACGATGTGATCCCAGGTGGGGGCCGCGCCGTTGGCGCCGCCTGCGACATCGCCGATGCCGGTGGTGTTGAGGATGCCGCGGGGCTGGTTGCCTGCGCCGCTGCCGTTGATGGCGGCGAGATCGAGGCCGAGGGCGTTGATGGCGGCGAGGTCGTCACGGATGAGCTGTTCGACATCTTCGCTAGCCTGGGTGAGCAGCTGGCGGCTGACGGAGGTGGTGGCCTGTGCGCTCTTGGGCGACATGGCGACCTGCCCCAGGAAGTTGGAGAGGTCGGATTCGCTGACGTTGGTGCCGGAGTTTTCGGCCATCCACGACAGCGCGGCGGATGCAATCTGCTTGGGGAAAGACAGGTTGCCCTGCAAGCCGGAGAGGACGCGGGCGCCAAGGGCGCGGGTCATCATCTTGTTGCGCAGGATCTCGATCAGCGGCATGAGCGCGGTATCGACTGCGGCGCCGCCGGCGGCTGCGGTGAGGGTGTCGGCGGCGGTGGCGGCGCGGGCACCCCGGCTGCGCAGGGAGAGCGGGACAAAGATGCCGTCGGAGCTGCGGCCGATCTTTTTTTCGATCTCGCGGTGGATGTCCATCTCGAGACCGTCGTTACACTCGCCAAGAGCCATCAGGATGGCGTTGCGCACGGAGTAGTCGCGGTCTTCGCGCTCGTTGACCTGGACGTCGGGCGGTTCGGGGAGGTTGGGCTCTTTGAGACCGCCGCGGATTTTTTCAAGCACGGCGCCCTGGAAGGCTTCAACGCTCTGACCGTTGTCAACAAACTGCCGGGCGAGTTCATCGAGACCGGTGGCGCGGCCTTCGAAGGCGCGGGCAACGGACTGGATTTCGGTGATGCGCCTGCGCTCGCGGGCGCGCTCCTGGTCGGGGTTGACGGTGGGGGCAACGGGCTGAGGATCGAGGCCGCGGCCGTGGCAGCGGGTGCAGACGTCTGCGTCGTGCTCGTGGCCGCACATTTGACAACGTTTCATTGTTTTGCTCCTGTGGGGGTCGGTTGGGTTTTCGGTTTGCGGTTCAATCACTGGTATTTCGCGCGCTTGCCCGTACTCGAGGGAGCGGCCCAGGCCGACGGCGATGTCTGCGGGGACGGAGACGATGGAGACTTCCAGGGGCTCCCAATCCACAGCGCGTAGGACATCGGGTTGACCGTTTTTGCCTTCTTCTTCGAGGACGTAGCGGTGTACGTCGTAGGACAGCGAGACGTTTGCCCGGATGCCGTCAAGGACATCCTGAAAAATTTCTTGGGCGCGGGCGCTTTTGCCGAACCGCACGCGGGCGCGACCTTTGGCGGTTTTTTCGTCGAGCCAGGCTTTTTCGATGACGCCGATCTGGTCGCGAGTGTTGTGATCCATGAGCAGGGGGCCTGCGGTGTTGATGCGCTCGAGCCGTACTTCGTCTGCTCTGTGGCCGAGGACTTCAACGCCGAACCAGCGGATGACTTCGCGGGTTTCGCTGGAGAAGCTGATTTCGATGGTGCGGGTGTCTTCGTCGACGGTGGCGCGGTCGAAGTTCAGCGCGCGCAGCTGGGGGCCTTGCATTTTGACGGTGCGAGTCAGGTTGTCTGCTTTTTTTGACATGGCTTTTATCCTTTGCTGGTGCCCGGTTCCTGCCGTTTGGACGGGGGGCTGATGCCGTATTCTTTTTCAAGCTCGGCTTCTGCTTTGAGGGTTTCGAGGTACTCTTCGTAGTCTCCGCCCATTTCTGCGTGTAGATCGGTATGGGTGAGCCCGCCGTATTTGAGCTGTTTTTCTTTGGCGGTGGCGTCTTGCAGGGGGTTGACGTAGCCCCAGCGCCGGGGCCGCCAGGTGTGGGCGCTGTAGCGCTCGCGCATGTCGTGCTGCCTGGGCAGGTTGAGGGCACTGGTGGCGACGGCCATTTGCAGCCATGCGAGGTAGACATCTTCGCAAAGCCATTCGGTGAGCCATGTTTGCAAGCTTTTGTAGTAGTCTCGGTCTTCATCGGTGCCGAAGCGGATGCTGGAGAAGTTGACCTCTGACAGGTCGTTGCCGAGGCTGACGTAGTTGATCCCGGCACCGGCGGAGAACTGGCGCATCTGGCGCTTCATGAAGGGGTCGAAGTTGCCGGCGGGGTGCTGGGGGTCGAATTCTTTGATGCGGTAGCCGCGCGGCACGATGCCCATAGTGCCGGCTTCGAGCTCTTCGACAAATTCGCCTTCTTCGTCTTCTTCGCCTTCGTATTCGCCGGGATCGGCGTCGGGGTCTTGTTCGTAGAAGGCCATTTTGCTGGCTGCGACGAGGCTTGCGACGAGCTCAGCTTCCTCGTAGCTGTCCATTTTTTTAAGCCGGGCCATTCCGGCGTGCAGCCAGGGCATGGCCCGGGTCTGACGGGCGTATTCGGGCTGGTAGATGTGGCAGATTTCTGCGGCGGGTACGCGCTCGTGACTGAGCCCGCGCTGGTGGCCGTAGATGTAATCGCCGGGGTGATTGCGCAGCAGGTGATAGGCGACGGGGCGATCCCATTTATTGACTTCGACGCCCATGCGGATGGTGTTGCCGTTGGGCAGTTTGGTGTTAAGGGTTTCGTCGAGAACGTCGGCCTCGATGAGCTGAACGGCAAAAGCAAATTTGTTGGGAAAGCCATCGTGCTTGCGCAGGAGGACTTCGCCGTCGCGGGCGCAGGTTTCGAGGGCGATGTTCTGGACGTCTCGCCAAGTGAGCTTGCCGGTGACATCGCAGGTTCCGCGCTTGCCCCATTCGGCCCAGCCTTTTTCGATCTGGCTGTTGGCGTAGCGGTCGACTTTGCCGCGGGTGGTGAGGCAGCGAGCCTGCAGTCGGATTCCGGCGGGGCCGACGACGTTGTTTTTGAGCAGGCGGCAGAAGTGTTTGGCGCTTTCGTTGCTATGGAACAGGTCGCGTGAGCGGATGCGGGTTTTGCGCAGCGCAAGGCGGATGGAGGCATCGTTGCTTTGGCCGCCGGGGTTCCAGCTGGCTTGCAGGCGATCGCTTGCGGCAGCTTTGAACCCGCGCATGGCACGCAGGCGGGGGTTGCGCACGAGGGTCTGCCGGGCAGCACGGGTGGTCTGCTGGGCTTGCTGTTCGATACGGCTGGTGCCGGTGGCTTTTTTGAGAAATCCAAACATTTATGGCCCTCTATAGCCTGAACTTGATAGTGCGGCCGCTGCTGCGGCCCTGGCTGCGACGCTCTCTGGCTTCGGCGGCGGCGATTTCGTGCCGGTAGCGCTGGCGGATTTTGAGCAGCTCGTCAAAGGGGGTGCGCACGATGCGTTCGCCGTCGATCCACATCTCTTGCTGGTCGCGGGTGGCGCGGCCTTCGATGACAGCTTCGATGGCTTCGACGACTTTTTGCGCGTGGCTGCGGGGGTCGTAGCTGGCATCGGCGGCGGTGAGATCGGGCGTGACTTTGAGGCGGCCGGTGTAGACGGTGCGCCGCTCGCTGCCGAGCTCAACGTAGCCCTGCACGGCGTAGGTGCCGGCGGTTGTGAGATCTGCGGGGGCGATGGTGATGATGTGGGTGTCGCCGTCGCTGGAGCCGATGATATCGACCACGGCGGGGCCGCGCAGGGCGTACTTGAGCACCCAGCCTGCGGAGGCGGGGTAGTCGGCAAACGTGCGCGACCAGGTGACGGTGTCGCCAGCGGCGACGGTGAGGGGCTCCCGTGTGATCATACGGGTGATTATGGCGGGGATTACTGTGGGGCGCTATACAGCATATAGACTCAGGTAGACACGAGTGGACAAAAAAACACTAGATGTTGTGGTGAGGCATTAAAAAAGCCCGGCGAGTGCCGGGCGGGTGGGGGTTAGCTTTTAAGGGCGCGCTGGATGAGTTTTTCTGACCTGGAAGATACGGCTCTTTCGCCCTGGCGCATCTTTTCGACCAGGCGCAGCGAGCAACAGAGCAGGTCGGCCATTTCTGGGTTGTTGAGGCCCATGGTTTCCTGGGCCTGCTTGAATTGGTCTGCGGTCATACTGACTCGGTCCATTTTCGGAACTCGTTAATTTTTTCTGTGTCCCACCAGGCGCCACAGGCCCAAACGCCGTCTTCTGTGACCTCTGCGTCAGCGCAGTTGCTATACTCGATGACGGGGGCTGCGGGGTCGACTCCATTTGATCGACATCCGTCGATGTATTCTTCCAACCAATTTTCTTTCATTTTTTGCCCTCCTTTATTTTGCAACAAAGATTCCGTCAAGCCCTTTGCTGCCGTATGTAATGTCGCCGTTTTCGTCACATTTTGCGCAATCGCTGAAATCGTTGCCACGGATCAGCAGTCCGCCTTTGTAAAGATCGGTCATCAAGGATTTGAAATCTTGACTACGATAGTCAATCCAAAAAGAAGCGCTGTCGATGGACAGGATGAAATCAATCATTTTGTCGTATGCGGCTTTTTTACCCTTATACGGCTTTGCCTCTGCTTCGATGTTTGCTTTAATTTTTTCGGCCCATTCGATTTGCTTTTGGCTGCCCTTCATTTCTTCCCTCCTGACTTTGTTTGTTCCCTCAATGTGGTTATACAATAACACCGTACTTTGTACGGGTCAAGGGAAAACGACAAAAAAAAATGGTCGGAGACGTTTTTTTTACTCGCACCATTTTTCGGGCGGAATCTCTCCGTCGCGCAGGTACTCATCGACGGATTCAGTTAAAATCTTGGTGCCGTTTCTGCCGGGGGAGCCGCCTGGATTGTGGGCGCGCAGCTTCCCGGTGGCAAGCAGGTTGTAGATGTGCTGACGTGAGCAGCCGAGCATGGTTTGCACTTCATCGAATCGCAGGAGTTTTTTTGACACTGGGATCACCTCTCGAATGTGGTCGACGTTTTTCCCTTGCCGTGGCAGACGGGGCAGGCGTTGGCGCTGTTTTGGGGATCGCGGCCGGTGCCGTTGCAGTAGGGGCATGTCTGGGTGGTTGGTTTTTTCATGGGTTAAAACTCCTGCTTGTGTTTGCTGACAAGCCCGTTGCCGCTTTTTTTGCGGCGGGGGCGGCGTTTTGGTTTGGGCGGCGCGGGCGGATCGTCGGTGTCTTCGGGTTCTTTGCTCTGGTCGATCAGCGAGGCGTGGAGCTTATCGTAATTGGGGTTGAGGATCTCGCGCACGGCGATGTTGCCGACGCGGATGTCGAGCGCCTCGTTGCGCTGGAAGCCTTCGCGCAGCGCCCATACGGTTTCGATCTTGCCGGTTTTGCGGTTTTTTTCGCGCTTGGGACGCTCGGCACAGAGCATGCGGAAGTATTCGTAATCGTAACCGGTGTGCCAGTGGCAGCAGCGGGGGCCGGGCTGGTCGACGCTGAGCCAGGAGGTGAGCAGGTCTTTGCCGGTGTCGGTGCCGAGCTCGTAAAAGGGGATTTTGTAGCGGCGTGATTTGCTGGGCTTGCGGGGTACGAGCGGCAGGCCGCGGGTGTTGCTGCCTTTGTGGCCGAGATATTTTCTGCTGCGCTTGATGAATTTGCTGGCCTGGTCGGTGCGGTAGCCGATATCGACGCCGAGGCGCACGATGTGCAGGGGCGCGCCGGTTTCGTGGGCGTAGGTGGTGTCTTGCGCCCAGGTGTGGAGCTGATCCCAGACTTCGTCTTGCGAGGTATCCCCGAAAAAGGTTTTGTATTCGATGCCCCAGCTTTGGTGGCCGTGGCCCCAGGCGACGGCTTCGACTTCGATGCGGTTGGCCTGGATGTCGGCATCTGCGGTGACGACGCAGGCGGCCATGGGCACGTGCCAGATGGCGCCGGGTGGGGCGTAATCGCTGCGGCGCTGGTAGAGTTCTTTTTCGTTGGTGAGTTCGCCCTGGTCGTCTTCGGGTACGGGAACGCCGAGGCAGTCGTTATAAAAATACTGCAGGTTGGCGGCGCTGGGCTCGACCAGGGTGAGCAGGTAGGCGGCTGCGATTTTATTAAACGGCACGAACCGCGAAATAAGCGGGGAGATGTGCGCCCAGACGCGCGAGGGCATGGCTTCTGCGGCGGCGCTGTTGCGGGGGCGCCAGCCGTGGATTATGTGGGGCGGGTCGTGCTGCTGCCGGGCGAGGCGCACGGCCTGGTTGCGGTCTTCTTCGTCCCATTTTTGCTGGCAGTGGGGGCAGTTATACCAGGCGCTGCCTTTGTCTGCGAGGTCTGCGGGGTCGACGGTTTCTGCATCCCACTGGATGTTTGAAAAATCCATGATGTGGGCTTGGCCGCAGTGGGGGCAGATGGGCCAGTATTCGAGCTGGGTTTTGGCGAGGTCTCTGGCCTGCCAGATGCGGCCCTGCTCGGTGCTGGAGGTGCAGGCTTCGATGATCTTGTAGGAATCCTCGAATGCGCGCAGGCGGGCGCGGGCTTTGCGGATGCTGGATTCGGGCCAGAGGTCGACTTCGTCGAAGTATCCGTAGCGGATGGGCTTTGAAGCGAGGCGGCCTTCTGAGTTGGCCCAGGCCAAGTAAGTCACCATGCCGTTACGCAGGCGGATGCGGCGCATGGAGATGTCGTCGGGGTTTTTGGTGCGCAGCCGCCGCAGGCTGGGGGTGTGGTGGATCATGGGCGTGAGGCGGTCGGACAGGGTTTCGCTGCCGGTGTCGCGGTCTTGCATGGCGATGAGTGCGGGGCCGGGGTCGTGGACGGCGCTGTAGGCCCAGCAGGTGTGCATGAGGTCGGTTTTTGCGGACTGGCTGCCGCCTGCGATAAACATCTCGCGGGTGTGCTCGTGGCTGTAGATCTCCATCAACCCAACGAGATACGGGGTGATGTCGAGATCCATCGGCCCGGGCAGGGGGGAGACTTCGACATGGCGTTCGCCTTGCGCCCACTGCCAGGCGCTGCATTCTGGCAGCGCGCGCATGACGGCTTTTTCGCCGGGCATGAGGCGGAAGCGGCGCGGGGGTGGCTGGGGGAGCCAGTCGTATTTTTCGGCGGCGGTTGGGGTCATGCGTCCTTTTGTCCAAGCATCTGCATTTGATCGGCGATGATTTCGGTGATGTAGCGGTCTTGGCCGTCGCGATCCTGATATTTGCGGGTTGTGATTTTGCCTTCGATATACACCTGTTTTCCTTTGTGCAGGTATTTGTCGCAGGTTTCTGCGAGGCCGCGCCAGGCGACGATGTTGTGCCATTTGGTACGCTCCTGCGGTTGACCGTCGCGGTCTTTGAACTTTTCGCTGGTGGCGAGGCTGAAGGTGGCGACAGGGGTGCCGGTGGGCGTGTAGCGCAGATCGGGGTCTTTGCCGAGGTGACCGACCAGGATGACTTTGTTTATTGACATGCTTTCTCCTTTAAAAACCCCTCCCGCGGCCCCTGCATACGGGCCGACCCCGCTGGCAAGCTGTTCGCGGGAGGGTAAATGAAGACAACTATGCGGTGGGCGTCAGGTGCGCTCCTTTACTTCATAGCCGTTGTTTTCCAAGAACCTGATTGCGCGCTCAATCGCGGCGGTGCTGACTTTTTTTTCGGCGACGGGGACGCCGAAAAAATCGCAAAGTTCTCTGTACGTTCTTTTGCCGTAACTCACGATTTTTTCCCCTAGATACGTCTGCTCCGTCAATTCTCCCGCCAGAATTGCGTCCTTTACTTCTTCAGCGGTTGACAGACCCGCACGGTGCATACAATTTCTAGCCCGAACAGACAAGCCAATAAGCCCACTGGTGTCGTTTTTTGCTCTGTCGTATTCTCTCCAGCCTTGGCGAAACAACTGGGCGGATCGCCGTGCTCCTACGCTGATCTTTTCGCCTATCTCTTTGTAAGTGTGCCCCTCGCTGCGAAGAAGTACACAGAACAGAACCCGCTCACCTAACAAAGCGCTCAACTCGTCCTTTCTACGCAGGTCGCGAGTTTCGGCTTTTATCTCATCAAGAAACTGTTTTTCGTGTTCCGACATCTCTGCCTCCAATCCGCAAGCCGGTTAGCTCAATCGTTAGCAAGCCAAAGGAGCAGGCATCGCAAATCCAGCCGCCGCCTTGTGCCCGCCGCCCCCGTGCTCCCGGCAGAGTTCGGCCACGTCGAAATCCCCCCGCGAGCGTAGCGAATAACTCCGCTTCCCATCTCCCCGGTCGCAGTACATCACCGCAAAGGGCGCGTCAGGGTGGCCCTTCAGCAGTTCGTGCCCAACCTCGGAAATGTTGGCCGAGCAGTTGACTACCGGGGCAGGGTGCCCGAAGAAATCCATCACCCGAGCGTCGCGGAGGGCCGTCTTGATTTGGCTGTCCCGAAAAGCCTTGATTGCCTTCCCGGCCTGGACGGCGGTCGGCAGGTCGAAGCTGTCCCAAACTTCAAAATCCCACGGCAGAGATGCGATGTAGAGGTTCACCTCTTCCGAGTGTGGCAACTCGAATTTCCACAGGTCGCGGTCCTGCACATAGCAGAGGATCGGCGGCACAGGCTGAAACGGTTTGCCATGCTCCCATGCCAGAACGGCCCCGCTCTTGCTCAGGTCGAACTTGGCGAACATCAACCCGGCCAACTCCTTCTCTGCCGTCTTGTGGTGGTCGATGACCACGATGGAGCCAACCCCGAACCTGCGGGCCAGCGCCAAGGTGGTTTCCCTGTCATACGAGAAATCCACGATATACAGGCAGTCCGTTTCCTCCGGCAACTCCGGCACTGGCTGCCCGTACTGCACAGGGATGAACTTGGCCTCCTGGTCAAAGGTCTTCCAGAGGGCGTAAGCTGCCCCGAACCCATCGGCGTCTGCATGGTGTAAAACCGTAATCATCTGAAATTGCTCCTTTCTACAAAGGCTTTGCTAACCATACGGTCAACCGGATTCGCTCACTGCGTTCGCTCTCCGGTTACCTCATCGTTATAAATTCTTGGCGCAAACTGCGTTAAGCGCCTCTTCCGCTATCTGCTGCGCTCGGTAAATCTCGTCACCTTGCAGCCTCAAAATGGCGTCAAGAGCCTTGTGCATGCCTGGGGCCGCAGCGATAAAGAGCGCGTTGTCCAAACTTTGGTACGCCTCAGCAATCAATTTTCCGGTTTTTCTGTCCGTGATTTGAGAGTACGGCCTGCCGTTGCAGTAGGTAACTTGCCAATCCCGCTCAACCGTAGGCAGCGGTCCGAGTTCGCATCTGTCGCAAATATTGCCGTCAGGCACACCATGTTTACACATATCGTCTCCTTATCGCCCTTCGGGCGAGCGCCAAAAATTTATAACCAATCGTTCAAGCGGACGGTGGACCGCTGCGCGGCCACGTCCGCCGCTTAACTCAAGCGTTGGCCAGTCAAAATGGCAGGTCGAGGTCCGAGCCGGCCGACTTCCGCACCGGCTCAGTATCAATGGGCCGCCAAGTGATCTGCTCGAAAGATTTCGCTGCGAAACCGGCGTACATTTCGGGGTCCAGCAATTCCATCAGCTCCCCAAGATGCGCCCCTCTGTCATTCCCGCCGATCCTCCATTCGAAATAGCAGCAATACAGGGTGTACACTTCTTCGGTACCACTTCTCTTTACCCGCCAGTAATGGCGGTATTTCCCGTCCGGGTAAACTTTCGTGTCGTCCGGGTTGTAGTCGTTCAGCCTTCCAAAGAGATCTGCGCCCCGGCGGAAAAAGTGATTAAACTTCCTCTTCACGATCGAATTCCGGCTTCTAGCCCTGCCGGTGTCGCAGTCGAGTTCGACCAATAGATATTCGTCAGGGTATGGCCGCTCTTCACAAGCAACAAAATTGTTTTTCATCTCTCCGTCCTTTCTACCGTGAATGGCCAACCAATCTATCCAGCGGACCGGCTACCGCTGCGCGGTCCCGGTCCGCTGATCTCAAGCGTTAGGCGCTCTCGTGTTTGCGAAAGTAGCGGCGGCAAAGATCAATCTGCACAGACAACCGCTGCCCAGGCTCCACCCCGAGCGATTCTTTCTCATCAACCAGCTCAGCCGCCTTCAACAGTTCGTGCAGCCTCACGGTCAACATGCTTTTTTCTGATTTCAAGTGGCGTATTACATTCACGGCCCATGCCGGTTCTGTTTTCACGAGCTTTTCAAGCGTAATATCGTTGCCGTCCACGTCCTTGTAGTTCTCTTGAGCATCCATCGTCAGCCCCCTTTCGGTCTGCGTCCCGCAGGTTGTGCATTGTCCGTTGTCGTATGTGTATCTACAGCATCTCGGCATTTTCCACCTCCGCGCCTAACCAATTAATGAACGGGACCGCCGAAACAGGGGTGCTCCCCGAAAAGGTCTCTACCAGGTCGAGCCAGCGCGACGCGGTCCCGTTATCACTGCCGTTATGCGTTCAAAACCGGATGAACGGTGACGTCCTCTTTCATGCGGCGGGCAACGTACCTGCGGAGCCTATCAGCAGTTGCGTCCGGTGGAGTCTTCGCTAATATCCGGATGGTGCCCAAAAACCCGCTGCGGTTTCTTAAATTGAATGTCTGGTGCTTCATATATTCCTCCTTCTCGCCTAACCATGGGTCGCATCGGATTCCCATTGACGCTTGGGTCTATACCTAACTTATAGCTTGCCCCACACTTCCGACAGACCTTCCACTCTGGATATCCCAACGCTTGTTATGGTGATCAACCTACTCTTCTGCTAGTTCGTCCTGTTCATCGGTATCAAACGTCCAAGTGGCCCTGGAACTTATCTGGTACTCCTTTTCGCAGGCGGGGCACTCGACAAAATGCGGGGCATCCTCGTCGTACAAAAACCACCACTCATTTTCATCAATGTCCGCCTCATGGTCACAGTGAGGGCATTTCGGGTTTTTGTTTCCCAAATAATCAATCGAACTGCTGTCTGTCAGTGGCATAGTATCTACCTCCCGCACCATAACAAGGCGCTCAACGGCGGACCGAATATACAGCAGCGGTCCTCAAAAAAGTCAGTGCTTCGCGGGCGGCACGACGCGGCCCGTTAGCTTAATCGTTATGAATACTCGACGGCTGCCCACTCTTCCCAATCGAAATCGCAGTCGTCATCTTCTGCACAAAGCTCGCAGTCCATTTCGCATTTCGGGCAAATGGGTACGCTGACGGTAAGTTTCGTCCCCGGCGGGAAGGTCCCCGGATCCAGTTCCAGCGGTCCCTTCTGAGTTTCGCATCCCCGGCTATTTTGCTCACTTGTTACCCATGTCGGATCTTCTCGGTCGCATTTCTCGCCAGCATAAAAATCTACTTGTCGTTCTGCCCACATAATCTCGCGGTATTTCATAGGTTTCTCCGTATTCATAACCATCGCGTCATCGGATTGCTGCGCAACCGCTGACGCCTGGGGCGTTTTTGTCATCGACCTGCTTGCAATGGACAACGTCAAAATCAATATCAGAGTCGTAAGGGTCGAAGTGTTCCATGGCGACTTCTTCCGCTTCTGCCTCATCCTCTGCTGAAACCTCAACGCTGTATCTGCCGGAAACTTCAATTTCAACCTGGAACGTCTTTTTATCTTCTTCTTTTTCGAGCGTGCGCACTGCGAGTATTTGTTCCGGGTTCCCGAACACGAGCGGCTCGTTTTAATATTTCTCTGGCCTGGAATGCTTGCATTTTTATCCCTCCTTTTTTCTGATCAACTCAATGCGTCTTCCTTCCACCATGCCTCAACGGCTCTACCGTCTGCGGCCCTGTAGCGAATAAGGTACTCGTTCTGGCATCCTTCGAATTCTGCCCTTCCGATGATCCGACCGTTTTCGCCGCTGTCGACGAGAGAGACGTATTGACCGAGATTAAAAGTGAACATGGTTTCCTCCTTTTGGCTTGGGTTATTCTTCGTCATCTTCGATGCCCTCAATGGGCCTGGCGTAGTTGTCAAAGGCTTTGCGGTTCTGGCCGAGCAGGAATGAGATCAGCTCGGGGGCTTTCTGCGGGTCGCCTTTGCAGAGCTTGATGATGCGGCCGGCGCTGCTGCGGGCGACGGCGTCGAAATAGTTTTTGAGGTTCTGTGCGCGTTCGGCGAGTTCGATTTCGACCTGGTTGCGGGGGATAAGTTCGCCGGTGGCTTCGCGGTATTTGAGCTCGCGCTGGAGTCGATCGGCACGGATGCGCAGGATCTCTTCCTGGGTTTTTTGCTCCTGGGGGGAGATGCCGGCGACGGTGCCGGGGGTGCCGTCTTTTTTGCGCAGGTAGTTGCGGGCGTAGGTGGCGGAGGTGCTGGCGGAGATGGTGCCGTCCGGGTCGAGCTTGAGTTTTCCTTGGTCGCGATGCTCGTAGGCGGTGGAGTCGCTGACCTTCCAGCCGTCGGCATCGAGGGCGGCGACCATCTCGCGGATGTTGCGGTAGTTGGGTTCGCCGTTGTTTTGTGCGAGCTGCTGCTGGTATTCGCTGAGCTTTTTTTCAGCGGTTTTGAGGGCGCGACGGTTGACGACGGTGGGTTTGTGCCGGGCGACCTGGTAGGCGTCGTCGTAGGCGGCTTGCAGCTGCTGCATTTTTTGGTCTTGTTGTTCGGTCATGCGTAGTAGCCCCGTGCGTCGTTTTTGCGTCGGGTGGATTCGATGAGGTGATCGACGTATTGCTGGGATTCGTAGCGTTCGAGAATCCGGAAGTATGTTTCGATGCTGTGGTGCAGGTCGGCGATCTCGCTTTCGATCTCGAGGACGGTTGAGCTTTTATCCTTGAGGGCGGCCTTGACCTCTTTGGCTTCGCTGAGGACGTGTTCGAGCTGCTCATCGAGGTTGTTTTGTCGGGCGAATTTTGTTTCGGGCCAGTTGTATTGCATGGGGGTTATCCTCTCATGGGCATGATGATTTCAAGGCGTTCGCTCCAGGGGCCGTGATCGACGGGAAAGATCCGGATCGGGTAGCTGACGCCTCCGGCCCGGGCGGCCTTGATAAATACCTCGGTGCTGTCGAGCGACTTGAGGGCCTGGACGAGATACCGGGCATTGACGTGCATTTCGACGGGGCCCCCGACGCAGGAGGTTGAGGCGGTGGCGTGGCCGTTGGGGCCGATGCCGACAACAGAGAGTTCGTCCTGATCTTTTACCCGCAGGGTGACGCAGCGGCTTTCTTTGCCGCTGAATGAGGAGCAGGCTTCGACGGCTGCGATCAGTGAATCGGTTTCGATGGTGATGGTTGAGGTCTCGTCTGTACCCTCACGGATGATGCGTTCGTATGCGGGGAATTTTTCGGTGGGCAGTGACGCTGTGACGCTTTTTCCGACGCTTTCGATCGCGACTTTTGTTGCGCCCAGGTGGATGTCGAGGACGCCGCCGAAGCTTTTGACGATTTTGCAGGCTTTTTCGGGGAGTATAAACGACCCGGTGTCCTGCGTTTCTTCACCCATAACGGCCAAGGAAAGCCGGTGACCGTCGGTGGCGACGCCGATCAGCTTGTCACCGTGCGCGGAGAGATACACGCCGTTCATGTTTGAGGTTATCGGGTGGACGGCGTGAGAGCATGCGCCGATGATGCGGGGCAGAATGCCGGGAGGCAGATCGTAGTTTGTGCCGGCGTCTTCACGGTCGATGGCGGGGAACTCTTCTGCAGACAGGCCGGGGATCACAAACTTTCTTTCGTCCCCCTGGATTGTCAGGTGGTTATTGTCTTTATCGAGGGTGGCGCGAACCACGGCGCCGTCCACACCGTTGATGGCGGCCTGCAGGCTTTCGGCTTGCACACACACTTCGCCACCTTCGCAGCCCTCTAGCGGTATCTCTGCTTCTGCGAATATCTCAAGGTCGCCCGCGGTGAGGCCAAGCGCATTCCGCAGGTACGCGGACAGCTTGAGACAACCGAGAATCTCCATGGTGCTGCTTTTATCAACGGCGCCCATGACCTGCTTTAGTGCCGCCTGCATTTCGCGCTTGTTTACGACAAACATAATCCCTCCACGTTTTTGTTAAAACATCGACAACTGGACCGGCTTGTCACAACCAAGGACCTCTATCCAGTCATAATCGAGGCTCGTCTTCATACCGCAGTATGTTTTATCCAAACTCCGGAGTGTATTTTCATCCCACCTGGTAAGGAAAAATTCTCCGGTGCCGTCAGTTTTTGTACAGACCACGTGGATATGTGGAGGCCCCGGAGGAGGGTCTTGCATGTTGATCTCGTCTATGTAGCTTGGGCAAGTACACCCCCTGGAGACATTCTTTATCCTGTATGGACCGCTATAATTTGTTTTGATGGTCATCCCAGGTTCCAACCTCATACCCGAACCCCGCCAACACAATGGTTATCGAGCCCCGCCCCCTCGCGCCGCGCGCCCTTTTTATCCCTGGTCTGTACGGGCACAGCAGTGGATTGACAGGCAAGCTCGAGGCGTTCGAGCATGTCGCGCACACAGGCGGTTGACTTGCCGACGAGGGCCGCAATGCCGGTTGTCGGCATGCCTGCTTCTGAGAGGATCACCAGGCGCACGAACTGTTCTGGCTGCCAGCTGGTGGCGTGGATCGGCGTGCCGGCCGTGGCGGAGAATTCAGCCTGGCAGGCACGGCAGTAGACATTGCGCATCTCGGAGTAAGCGAACAAGGCCCTGGTGCCAGTGATCAACTCGGAGCATTTCGGGCAGATCGGCCCGCCCGGGTGATACCGGCGCGCCATCCGCTTCCAGGCGGAGTTCCTGTCAATTGTCTCAAGCCAGTAGGTCAATTCCATGTCTGCATAACTCCCCGTTTTATTGGAACTTCCATATTTCCGGACCTCGAAAAACTCACTATTCGCGCGTTTTCTGCACGCTTGCTCGCCCGCAGTGGGTGCCCCCCTGGGAAGGACCCGCGATCACAGGAGCCCCGCCCGGTCGAGTCGCCAGCGCAGTTGGCCTTCGAACTCTCGCTCTAACTTATCCATCACCGCGTCGGTGAAACGGTCGTAGAGGTCGTCTTGCTCGAACATGCTGGCGGGGCTGATCACCGCTTTCATGTCGATGGGGTAGCGGCCCTGCCCTTTTCTGTGCAGAACCATCACGTGCCCGCTGGGTGCCGCCTGCATGAAGGCGTTGGGCAGCCTGGTCTTGCGGCCTTTCTTGACCTCGACCTGCACACCCTGAAACCTTGAGGCCCTTGACCTGACATAACCCTTTGACCTGGTCTGGACCCTGGCCCCTGAAAACTGCTTTGCTCCAAAATAGCTGAGGCTAATTGCCGTGCCCTTGATGGTCATCTCGAATGCCTCGTACTCGACACCTCGGTTGCCGATCCGCACGCTGATGCGCTTGTCGAGATCCTTTTTCTTGATGTTCCACTCTTTGCGGATCTCGCTGCTCAACCAGGTCACGGCATGGCGGCGCACTCTGGTGACCGTGGCGCGGATCGCTTGCTGGATGACCTTGATCGTCTCGTCCGTCGCTGCGTCCAGGGCCTGGTCGAATGCGTCAGCCTGAAAATAGATGAGTTCGTTTCCGCTACGCGCCATGGTTTCCCCCTGCTGTCCGGCTCTGTCCGGCTCTGTCCGGATGTTTTTCAGACAACCGGACAGCAAAAACGAAGAAAGAACGGTTGTTTATAGAATTTGTCCGGACTGTCCGGTTGTTTCTAAACTCTAAAGGCCAAAATTGAAAAAGAAGATTTAAGACCTTTCGCGCGCGCGGGCGCACATGTGAGGCAATAGAAAAACATCCGGACAGTCCGGACAGAAGCCCGCAAAGCCCCGTGTGTTCTGGTCTAGAAGCTGTCCGGCTCTTTTGAAAACACCCGGACAGAGCCGGACAGAGCCGGACAGCTTCGATTGAAATGATCTTATTTTTCGCTGGCACGCTCATTGCGAAACCTCACTATGGTCGGAACGCGGCGAAGGAGGGGTGGGAGGAAGGTCGTCATCAAGCAGCTTCTCGTCCACCAGGCGCAGGCCGGTGTAAGCATTGCGGCGCACCTGGGACTCGTCATAAGCTTTACCGTCTCTGACGTCGCAATCCCTCTCCCGCAGCAGACGCAGGAACTCAAGCCGGAACTGCGGCTCACCCAACGGCATCAAGTTCCACGCCCTGCAGCGCTTTGCATAGTCCTCGTAAACCTCTGACTTGATCGCCTTGCCTGCCGGGTCAATCTCCACATGCTGCTCGATGTAATACAGCACGTTGTTGTTGATCCGCTTGTAGTCGCACAAAGACTTCTGCATCGCGTCAGACTCGGTAAAGCCCTCCTCGCGCAGCATCACCAGCCCGGCCAGCGCCCAGGCGAATATGCCAGGCAGCTCCTCGATCAGCTTATCCATCAGGAAGATGTCCGCCTCGCCGCGCTTCACGAACTGGCCCGAAAACTCGATCAGCAGGATCTTGCGGAAAAAGCCGTCGCTGTTATCCAGCATCTTTGGTAGGCGGTTTGTTGAATAGACCAGCTTGCAGAACGGGGTAAAATCGAATGGATCTTGATTCTTGAAAGCGGCAGAGATTGGATCGCCCGAGACGATGGCCTTGATCTCCATCGACTGCATGGCGCGCTGCTCGACCTCTGTGCTCATGTTGATCAGCTTGTCCACCAGGCGCGACAGGTAGAACTGCTCCTCGAGCTTGCCCATAGGGACGTGTGAACAGTTCTCCGGCCCGATCAGGGCGCGCAGCACGTTCATGAATGTAGATTTGCCGTCACCACCCGGGCCGTAGAGGATCAGCATCTTTTCATAGCGCGTCTCTCTGGTCAGGCAGTAGCCGGCGAACTTCTGGGCCTCGCGGACGGTTTCATCGTCGCCCATCCACTGTTCAAGGCAGCGCTTCCAGGTCGGGCAGTCCGCGATATTCTCCGGGTCGAAATCGATCGGCAACATGTGGGTGGCGAAAAAGTCACGGTCGTGCCGCCCCAGGTCGCCGCTGCTCAGATCGAACATGCCCGATTCCAGGCAGATCATATCCGTGCGGTCGTTCATCGCGCGCCCTGGCGGCAGCACAGACAGGTCGCGGATCATGTTCGCCACGTCCGCCGCCTTGCTGCTCGTGCCATCCTCTCCCAGCATCTGCAACGCCCGCTGGCGGATGTAGCTCAGGTCGTACTGTGACCAGTAGCGGCCCTCCCAACGGTAGATCAACCCCGTCTCAGGGTCGGCCACTACCTCCAGATCCTGCATGATCGCCTGAGCCAGCCGCGCCGGCAGAAACTTGCGGCCACGCATGAAACGCTGCACGTTCGGTGAGATCTCCGGCTCTTTCGGCTTCTCGATCACCACGGCCCGCGCCAGCAGATCGCGCAGATCCGAGACAGAGCGCCCCGACGCGAAAAAGTCGGTCAGATCCGCGCCGTGATTGTCCGCATAATATTCAGGGCACTGAGTCACGCCGCCAAATCCTCCGGCCACATCAAAATCCGCACGCTCTTAGCGTGCATCACAATCGACTGCGCCGCCTTCTGCGCACCCTCAAAGCCCGGCTTATCCGCGTCATAGCCGATCACGACGTCAAAGCCCTTCATCAGCGCACTGAATCTGTCCGGCCATGTGTTGGCACCTGCCGTCTGCGTCACCGCGTTGAGCCCGTGGGAGAGCGCACAGATCAAATCCGGCTCCCCCTCCACCAGCCACAGCTCAGCGCCGCGCTTCCAGGCTGCTGGCGTGGGGAACAGCCGAGTCGTGCCGTAGCTGGTCGGCTCAGATCCGCAATCAACGCACAGACGCTTTTTCGCTTTTTTCTGATACTTGAACGCCCCGCCGCACTGGCGGCATACCGGGTCTGACCAGCTGATCACCTTAAACTCTGGCGCCCCAGGCAGATACAGACGGATGTTGCGCAACCCGCCGTCGTCATCGCGCACCGGGATGGCGATGCGCTTATCGCCCTTGAAATCGATATGCTCACGCAGATCAAGCGCGCGGATCGTCTCCATCGACCACCGGCGGCGCTCGATCATCTGCCGGGCATACTCGTCAGAGAGCGGCGGCAGAGCGTCCAGGTCCGATTCGGGCACAAAAATATCCGCCGGCGCACTCTCAGGCTTAGCCGCAGGCTTTTTGCTGCGCGGCTTTGCCGATGGCGCGGGCGGAGTATCCCCGACAAATTCTTTTTTAAAATCGATAAATTCTTTCCCCGTGATCTCGCACCACAGCTTGACCAGGTCGCCCTTGAATCCGCAGGCGCTGCAGGCGCAGGCGTCAAGCTCAGGGTTGTAGAAAAAACTCATGTTTCGGTCGCCATGCACCGGGCACAGGCCGTTGAGCTTTTGCCCGTACACCTTCTGCACGGTAAAAAGCCCCTCGGCAATCTCGGCACAGCGCTGCGGCCCCAGCTGATCGAGCGCGTAACCCATCAGGCATGCTCCTGCCGCATGGCAGCGTCACGGCGGCGGAATAGTTCGACCGTCAGGTGCTTCCATTCGCTTAGCGCCTGGGTGACCTCCTGCTCGGGGATCTGATGATCGCAGCAGCGCGCCGCGAGGTTTTCGGCTTTGACAAAGGCAGCATCGATCTGCCCACAAAGCTCCGCTTGGTTCTCACGGCCCCATGCGTATGTCTTGCCGTCGAGCGTGGCCGGGAATTGATCTTTAATCGTGCGGTCAATATCGAGCAACGCTTTCATGATCACCTCCGCGCGACGGTCGACAGATACCCTCTTTCGCCCACCCCTGTGTCGAGTAAGCCCCGGTATTTTCTGCGCCAGAACATTCATGATCTTTCCCCTTTTTTGATCGGCCTGATCTCGCCTATCTCGACCTCAAACGCCAGATCCTTGATATGCTCTCGGAACTGGTGCAGCGGAACATCCACTTTGAACGAGAGGTCAAGCGTCACCGTCTCGCGGGCGACGTTGACCAGGTACTGGTGCTTGCGGGCGCGAATCGTCTTTGCCATTATTGCGCCGCCTACATCCGTGTCGCCACACGCAGCAGAACCAGGTAGCCCAGCAGGTCAAGCTCTGTATCCTCACCGTCGGCCCGGCCCCGCATCAGCCGGCTGATCTTGTCGTCAATCCGCACGCGGATCTGCTCGACCGCATCAGCCTTGGAGAAAACCCGCACCGGCTCCACGGCGCTGTTGCCGTAAGCCTGGTTTTTCGAGATCAAAAACTCGCGGATCTCCTGCAGCTCGTCATCGAGCACGTCGGCAAACGGCGGCGACTGGCGCGAGCGGACATTAACCGAAACCGCCGCGTCACCGGTGGGGATCTCTTTCTGGTGGGCCTGGACGTTTTCTTTGACCTGGTCGTGCTTCTTGGTCTTTTCGTCAAGACCGTCCTTCTCAGCCTTCAAAACCTGCGCATAGCACTTGCCGCACAAGCCACGACCGTGAATTGACTTTTCCCTGCCGCACTCTTTGCACTCCCTGATCGGCTTGTTGCCCATGTCATCCTCTCTCGTCGCGGGCTTGCCCTTTTCGGCGCCGCCCGCTTTCTCTTTAGAAAAGTTGATCAAAGGATCAACAGGCTGCTGCTTGGCCGCCAGCACATCCATGTCCGTCGCCTGGCTGCAACCGCGGCACACGTCGTGCGTTTTGCGGTAGACCGCGCAGAATGCTGCGGGGATGCGGGCGTGCAGCCGCTCGCAGGTGGCAAGGCCATCCAAGCTCATTTACCGGCCACCACCGTGATTGGTGCGTTCATCGCCTCGAGGTCCCGGCATTCCATCTCACCGACAACCCCGTATAGCGCCAGAATCATCAGCGCAACCAGCCACGCTTTTACTTTGTCACTCACTGCGCATCCCTCCTTTTTCTTCAACGCGCTCAGCAATAAAATGGCCCTCAGCCGCGCCAGCGAACCACGCATCCATCTGCGCGGACCCCTCCGGGTACGGGCAGCGCATATTCTCACTCTCTCCAAATCGAAACCGCAGCGCGGAAAACACTCCGCCCTTATACTCATCGCTGCGCAAAGTGCGCGGCACTGAGAATGCCTCCATAAAAAGCTCACTAGCCTTGCTCATTACGCAGCCTCCTTGCTTGGCGGTTCAGGCATCGGCATCCAGTGCGTCACCACACCTGTGTGTGGCTCTCCCTCGTAGTTGGTCCATTCGCCCTCCTCCAGGTACCCGACATCAACTGGATCCCAGTGATCCGGCATGGCAACGATCACCAGCTCGGCATCGTCCGGCAGGCTGTCGTCAACGCTGATCCATCCGCTGATCACCTGTGACAAAAAGCCCCCCGAGGGGTAGGAGGGAGACCCCTCGGGGGAACATGGCCGAGCAGCCCTGGCGAGGTCAGCGCGGGGATGGGGCGCGCTGCAACCGTGCGGGTGGGCCAGCTCCGCACGGGTTAATTCGTCATCCACGGAATTCAGACGCTCATTGACCGGCGGGCAGGCTACAAGGCACCGTGCGCGCTTTCCGCAACTGCTGCACTCACACATCTTTGCCCTCCTTCATGGCCTTGATCGTCTCGTCGCACGTATCACGCACGCGGCTACACTGCTCGGCAATGCGCCGCGCCCGGGCCTTGGCTTTAAGCTCGCACAGCAGCGGGAATGTGTGGTGGTGCAGCTGGCTGCGCTCAAGGGCGGTGAGCTGCTCGTCTTTAACCTGGTACGGCGTCGCCATGTTCACGCCTCCACTGGTTGGAGTTTGTGGTGGCCGCGCTCAATGCACTTATTCTGCTGTCGCTCGTGCAGGTCCACCCGGTCGCGGTCAGACATCACACCCGCCTCGATCAGCTGCAGAATCAAAATTTCTGAGCAGCGCTGCACATCGATGATCTGCTCCATATTCGCCGCGAACACCTCTCTGAAATTCGGTGTGTTCTTCGGGTCGGCATTGGCAAAAATCTGGCTGAGAATGCGCGCGGCCTCCATGGCCTCGCCTGCCTCGTCGGCAAAGCGACTGAAAATGATGGCTGGGTCTTTGCGGATGTTGTTGAGGTCGGGGAAGATGCGGGGTATCACGGCCTGGTAGACCGGGTTCGTTTCAAGGTAATGGATCATGATCGACGTATCGTCGAGGAATTGAGATATTTTCACAACCACTGCAGCGGAAGGGCCATCTTTTAGGCGGTCTCTCTCAATATCAGAAACCGACACAGAGGTAAGGCCGAGGTGTGCTGCCACATCTGCAAGCGTTTTGCCTTTTTTGCGCCGAGAGTCTCTTATTTTTTGGCCGATAGTCATTTTTACCTCTCAAAATTCAGGGTGTGCTTAACCTTATAATAAAGAAATGCCGGAGTGTCAACATATTTTTTTAAAGGTTAGCTTAACATGGTGGCTGTTTCAGTCAAAAGCTAAGCCTTAACGCCTCAATATAACTATGTGGTTAAGGCTTAGCTTTAAGTTTGCAGACACGCTTTAAAAATCATTTAAAAGGTGCTAAAAAATACACATGACAATAGGCGACCGTATCAGACAGATTAGGAAGAAAGTGACCGATGGGCAGAAATCCTTTGCGGAGATCTTCGGCGTTTCTGTTGCCTCGGTGTCGAGCTGGGAGAACGATCAGTATCGACCACCTCCGGAAACTCTCGCCAAGATCGCCGAGCTTGGAGGCGAAAGCCTTGACTGGCTCATCACCGGAAAAGAGAAAACATCAGGACGGACACCACCTACGGACAAAGAAAAACTCAGGGCGATACTTTCAACCGATCTAAAATTGCTTGACGAGGTACGCAGAGAACTTCTGCACGGGAATACATCTGAAAATGAAACACCTTATGGACAGGGCGAACATCAACACCTGAGCGATGACGAAAAAACTCTGCTCGAATATTTCAGGCTGGCCGATAGCCACGTCAGAAGGACAGCTATTTTGATGCTCAAGGCGTCAGTCGAGGAGTCGCGGAGAAACGAAGGAGGGGGCTCAAACTCAGCGGGGATGAAATCCGCTTAGAAATGAGGCGGCTCGGATGGCATGTTGTGCAGTGAGTTAAACAATTAAACCAGGAGGGTACATGTTTAAAAAAGTGGCTTACTTAATTTTTTTCATTTCATGCGTTTCAATATCTTTTGCAGAGAATGTGCCGCAGGATGTGGTTGACTACATAAAAGAAAGAGCTGCCAAAGAATATCCAGGAGACTACTCAACCCAGCTTTATGTCGTAAAAAAGGAGAAAAAATCTTATCTTGAACTTGAAAAAGCAGACTTTTCCGGCTGCAGGGATGTTCTCAGGGATATTATGGAAAAAGCATCTGAAGACTTTCCAGGCGACTTTTCAACGCAACTCTATGTTGTGAAAAAGGAATGCTCTTCCTATCAAGAGCTTAACAAATAAGGGGGCAGCAATGAAAAGACTGTTCATCATTTTTCTACTCACCGCATCACCCGCCCTGGCCATAAACGTCAACGGCGAATACCCCATCTGCACCACCGAACAGCAGATCCGCGATTTTAGCCAGGCCAAAACCCTGCAGCAGAATGAAAAAATGATCCAGATGGTCGAGGATGGGCAGTGTGTTTTTGTCGAACCCGACATCAAGGCCACCGTACTCGAAAACAACATTTATCCCAAAGTCGTTGTGTTCGTCCCCTACAAAAAACCGATCACCGGCTGGACGAACCAGGCCAACCTTGGCGGTTTTAACAGCGGGCAATAATGCAGACCTGCGCCATCTACATCCGCAAATCCCGCGAAGATCGCGACAAGCTCTCCCACCGGCTCACCGTCCAGCGCGAGCAGCTGCCCGCACATGCCAGAGCCCAAGGGTGGGCGGTCGAGGTCTACGACGATGGTCACGCATCCGCAGCACGGGGCAAAACAGACGATCTCTCGGAGCGCGGGCGCCTGGAGCGTGACATCCGCGCCGGCCGCGTCCAGGTTGTGCTGTGCATCGAACTTTCGCGCCTGTCGCGTGATGACAGCATGCAGGATTACGTCGCCTGGCTGCATCTGTGCGGCCAGCACGGCGTCAAACTCGCCACCCCTGCGCGCATCCTCGACCCCGGGCAGAACAGCGACTGGATGCTGCTGCTGATGGAGGGCGGTTTCTCAAGCGTTGAGATGCGTGTGCTGCAGGGGCGCATGAAAGACGGTCGCGACGAGGCGTTCCGCGCCGGGCGCTGGCTGGGCGGGCGCCCGCCCTTTCCTTACATCTACGACGCAGCTCAGAGCAAGCCCGTCGTAGACCCTGCACAGCTCAAAAAAATGCAAAAGCTCTGGCAAATGGCCGAGACGATGAGCGCCCGCGCCATTGCCCATCAGCTTAAAATGCCGGAGATCGCCGTAAGGCGCTCCATCTCAGACGATCGGTTGCTGATCTACCAGGCGCTGCGCCACGACCCCAAAACCGGCGAGCCGATCCCCTGCGATTGGGAGCCGGTCATGGATGCTGAGCAGGCCGAGCGCATCCGCAGCGCCAGGCGCACCCGAAAAACCAACGGCGCCCGCCGCGAATTTGCCGCCCTGCTCTCCAACCTGGATCTATTTTACTGCGGATACTGCGGCCGCACCGTCAAGACCTGGCACAACAGCCGCGTGAGTAAAGATGGCTACCGCATCAATTACTACGGCTGCCAGAAATCAAGCACCTGCAAAAAATCGCGCATGGTGGCGCAGCCGATCGTTGACGAAAAGGTCATCAACAATATTTTCGGCACCCTCTCACGGCTGGACGAACTCAAAGCGGCATGGATCGCCGACCAGGCCCGCGACACCTCAACTGACCAAAGCGCAGAACTGGCAAAGCAGGAAGCCCACCAGAAAAAGAAGAAGCAGAACCTGGTGGCCGCGATCTCGGAGGGGATCATCGAGTTTGCAGACGCCAAAGAGCAGATACGCGACATCGATGTCGCTTTGACAGAGATCGCCCGGCAGCGCAAAGAGATTGTCGCAGCCCACATCGACCCGCCCGACTGGGACGCCATCGATCTAGCCCCGGAAGATTTCGAGGCTCTGGAAGACACCGACAAGCGCGCCTTGATCACCGCCGTCGTCGCACGGATCGAGATGCACAAAAGTTACCTGCTGATCACCTACCAATTCCCCCGCGACAGCAGCGGCAACCGCCAGGCCCGCATCCACCTGCCGCCGCCTCAAAGAGGCTACAAAGTGCGGACCGCTACAAAACGTAAACCCTCGAAAAATAAGTAAAAATCGCCAAAACGCTAAAATTGCAAAAACCCGAATGTAGCGCCAAACACGCAAAAAGCCCGCAAACTTTAATAGCTTGCGGGCTTTCATTCTTTTATCTGCGCTCAGTCGCTCTACCAACTGAGCTACCGGGGAACAATTTATTTATTTTCGCCACTTTTTAGCTATCTGCACCAGCACGGCAAGGTGGCTGTCGGGAAACCGTGACACAGGCGAACTTTATACAGGACCCTAAAAAAGATGTCAAGAGC